AAAGAACTGTTCCCACTGTAACGAGGTCAACTGCGACCACATAACAGGAAAGGCAATCGCCAGAGAATTAGGGTGGAGTCACAACCAAATAGAACGGAAATCAAATAAACAGTGGTTGAGTAGAGCCTGTCACACCGAGAAGGACAGACTGACTTGTGAGGTAGTCAGGACTTTACGGTGGCAGAAGAGAAGGCACTTCATTGGTTACGGGAGACATCCGAAGATTGGGATGGGGACATAAAAAAGGGGAGGTTCTATTAAAGAGCTCTCCCCTGGCCACCTATTATTATACTATCTATGTCAAACTGTATCAATCCGTAACAGTAATTTAGTCTTCTCTTCAGTCAAAGCCACCCGAAAACCCTTCTTCAATTCCGAGGTTATATGCCGGATCTCCTCCGCTAAGTTCTTAATCTTCTCCGCCTTACTAACCGACTCCTCTACCAATGGGTGTCTCATAGCGTATCGTCTTAATTCCGCATCGTTGAAATGGGAATAGAACTTGAATGTAGTCTTAATATCCTGATGACCTAAGAGAGTGGCAACCGATTCAATAGGTACTCCTTTAGATAATAGTGCGGTGGCGAACGAATGTCTGAAGATATGGGGGTGGATGTTCTTGTTGATTCCTAAGTTCTTACAGACGGAGATGAGTTGTCTTCTAAAATGCTGGGTGCGTTGCAAGGTGTCTATGTTAGAAGTACAGAACACCAACTCGTCTGATTTCTTCCCCTGGCACTCCTTCTGTAAGAGTAGCAATAACTCATCGGACAGGAATCCGGCTCTGGACTGGTCTGTTTTTGTTTCCCTGAAGATTATCTTCTTCTGATCTACCAATATATCTCTGACCTCGATGGAACACGCCTCCCCTATCCGGCATCCGGTGAGGGCGAGGAACTTAATGAAAGCATATAGAGTACCGTGACACTCTCCCAAGATCCTTGTGATCTCCTCTGTGGTGAGGATCTCCACCATCCCTGGTGAATAGCGTAGTTGCTTGTAATCGTCTGTCCTGGTGAGGTACGTAAGCCCACGGGCTTTACAGAAATGGTACATCCGCTTGAAAGAGATAATATAATTGTTTACAGTTCCCGGAGAGAAGTGGTCTCTGGCGTATATGAGGAATTTATCTAACGAATCGTCTGATAATTTTAGGTTGTTCTCTAAGAGCCATCTGTTAAGGATGTGCAGTTTGGACAACGAATCCCCTACGGTTGATTTATCCAACCCCAACGTGGACAGGAGAAAACTGGTGTATTCCGTTTCTCCAAACACTCAGGGTGCTATTGTGAGGCTATTTTCCCCTATTGACAACTTGTTTTGACGGGTGTAATATGGGATTACTTCGAGAATTAGTTTAGCACAACTGATTCAAGAAGAAGAAAAAGCCTTATGGACACTATACAGGAAAAAAACAGAAGAGCAAGATTTGCCGAAATTGAAAGGTTACAAGCCGACTTCTACAACGAACCACTGGTTGGTCTCCTGAAACTTGCTAAGAGCCGGAACATCCCGGACAAAGCCATCACCGAAGCCACGGGTAGATCACGAGCTGCTAATCACTTACTTATTCAAAAACATGACAGAACACGCCAAAACGTTTCATAGACTAGCCAAGATCGGGGGCTTCTACCCTGCGATCCTGAAGAAGACACACAGAGGGATTGTGGCCAGGATGGCTCTTCCCAAACTTGAAGGGTACGAATCAGATCAGTTTATGGCTTCCCTTCCCCGGTTTTGCTCACACCCAGCTATCCCAGTTAGAAAATACGGAGTTATTACTGAATATATCAACATATGAAAATGGAAACCATCATAAAGATCTTCCTTTACGGAGTCTCTCTGGGCAGGGCAGGAACGGATGATGTAGAGGCTCTCTTAAAGCTGCAGGAAATTATTGTCGAAAGCAAGAAAGAGGTTAATTATGACAGACCCTAAATTCCAATACAGCGAGTTTGTAAGAAACGGACACGATGGACAGTATGTAGTCAGGACTGACGACAAGGAAGAGTTTGAACAACTGGTTACTTACATCCAGAGCAAGATCCACCCTGAAGCACAAACCGTTGTACCAAATGTAGCTCCTCCCGACCTAAGTATTGACGGTGAGAAGGGGCAGGGTGGTAAGTGTCCTCTACACGGTTCTCCCCTGGTTTGGAAGACTGGCACCTCAAAGACAACTAACAAGCCCTACGCCTTCTGGTCCTGTCCTACATTAAATCCGGACGGAACCTTCTGCCGGGCGGCTGCTCAAAGGAAAATATGATGCCACAATACAAAACCACCGAAATAGTACCCCTTGAGAAGGTCTTAAAGGACTCGGTAAAGAAGATCAAGAAGCCCTGGGAAACCTGCAGACATCCCTTTACTGAAATGATCGGGGGTATCCCCAACTGTCAAATATGTGGAAAAGCATTCTAAGACTAACTAACAAAGAGATTAAGCGGATCAAGTCCGAGCAAATAGATTGGTCTGATGTAAAGGATCACGAGATCTGTCCGGAATGTGCCGGAGTGATAGCTGGTAGGTTTAGCCGACAAACTCATAGGCTGTGCCTCAAGCGGTACTTCTATGGGTTTGAGCTTGACAGGATGGCTAGATCAGAGGACCAGTCCAGGTTAATCATGGCTTGAGTTCAGAAGGTTGCATCTCAACCTTCACGAGAACCCCTCAATGAGTTCTCGCCAAAGACTAGCCTGGACACAAATTAAGGGGAATAACTGCCCCTGCCCAAAATGAAAACACAAGCTGACAGAATACTACAACTACTAACGGAAAGACCAGAAGGGGTCTATGTCTATGAGTTGATAACCCCCCGTCCGGAGGGTCAAGGTGTAGCACAGTACAACGCCAGGATACTCGAATTAAGGCGTAAGGGTTTCGATATACGAAACGATCATCCTGGTCATTTCTACCTAAACAGAGAGCCTTATCAAAGTTCAATTTTCCCGGTTAATCCGGGCAACGTCCAGGGGGACCAAAGCTACAGGTGCGGATAATTGGTGGCTGAGGTAGTTCGGGAGGACGTAAAAGCCGCTGCGAGGTGGCACCGAGAACCGCCGCTTAATGCGACAGGAAATCGGAGCAATACGTGAACGGGAGATAAAACTCCATCTCGAACCCTGCCCTAGTAGGAGGGGGGAGGGGGGGAGATATTAAAGTCCTTAAGTTACGGTTCTTATAAAAAGAAATATATATATAACATGATCTATAGAAAAGAAAGAATAACAAAAGGAATTACCTTAATACGGGGGTTACTCGGTAGTAAGGGTTCAAGGTTAGACACGGACTTATTGAGGAGATGGATTGAGAGGTTAATGAGCTTAATGGAGGATTTTATAAACGGCGAACCGGAAAAAGAAGAAGAGGATTTAGTTGCCTTACAGGAAAGGATCAATGAAACATAAATTCACTAAGGAAATGGCCACACTTTTGATTATGTTCGGGTTGTTACTGGCTATGCTCATCTGGGCTCCAAAGATTAAAGCATTACGAGAAACGCCCTTACACGAGCCCCTAGTTGGAGAACTCTTACCCGCTCCGGAAACAATAGACTCCTGGGTGAGTGAGTATTCCGAGAAGTACGGCAAGACTAACTCTCAACGAAATCATATCAAAGTCCTTTTACACTGTTTACTGTTCAGAGAATCAGGGTATGGGTCGAATAAGGGGCACGGTGACGGAGGACTCGCCGGAGGACCGCTTCAATTTCATCAAGCAACCTGGAATCAGTTTCGTAAGCTAATGGGAGTTGAAAGAGGTTCACGTTACGACATGGAGTCTTCAATCCAGACAACCGCCTGGGCACTCGCCAATAACAGGGGTAATAACTGGGGTCCCATATTACGCAAGGAGTGTAAATGATTCTAACTGAAATACAAAAAACACAAGCCATTAAATTAAGAGCCAGAGGCCACTCCCCTCCCGTTATTGCCGGGATTATCGGTTGCTCTCCCCCTACGGTTCTGAAGTTACTTAAAGCCAACGGGTTTACCAATTTACCCAATAATTTCAAAGTATGATTAACAAATTAAGAAAAGACAGGACCACAAGAAAAGGTTGGATCAAGAAGCTCGATAAATTAGTGAGCGAGATAGTAGTGGCAAGGGACGGACAGTGCGTAGTGTGCGGGAGTAAAGAGAAACTGGGCTGCGGACACCTGCTTACCAGGGGAGCTTACGCTACGAGGTGGAACCTGATTAACTGTAACTGTCAGTGCTGGGCGGATAACTTTTCTCACGAGATGCACCCGGAAAAATACACCCTCTGGTTTCTCAAACACTTTGGTAAAGAGATGTACGAAGAGCTCGTACAGTTGCACCGCACCACAACCCATTACAAAACATTCGACCTACAAGCTATGTACGAAGAACTGATGTTAATTAAATCAGCGTATAAACATGGGACAAAAACAATCTAACGTACCAAAAGGAGAAGCCAAGAAATTAAGGGCTTTGATGCAGTCTAATGTTGATAAGGCTAAAAACAAACTGAAAGGAAAGAAATGAAAACTAAAATACAAATAATATCAATCTGGGGTTCTTTGCTTTTTGAATTTGAAAAGAAAGATAATACTATCAAGGATACTTTAGAAGAAGCGGTTAGACGGGGAGCCAACCTACGGGGAGCCAACCTACAGGAAGCCAACCTACGGGGAGCCAACCTACAGGAAGCCAACCTACAGGAAGCCAACCTACGGGGAGCCAACCTATGGGGAGCCAACCTATGGGGAGCCAACCTATGGGGAGCCAACCTACGGGGAGCCAACCTATGGGAAGCCAACCTACGGGGAGCCAACCTATGGGGAGCCAAAAACCTCAATCCATTAACGGGTTCTTTGCTTTCCCTCCTTAAACAGCAAAAGAACAAGTTAGTCGCCTACAAATATGTAACCAAAGAATTAACAAGTCCACAGCAGGGCGGTCTTGATTACTCAATAGGTAAAACAGTCCGGCTCAAAAAGGACGAGTGTGATTACTCAGAATTGATTGAGTGCAGTGAGGGTATCCATGTTGCGACCCTGGAATGGTGTCTATTAAACAGAAACTCAGACAATCCCATCATTGAGGTGAAGTTCAATCCTAAGGATATTGTAAGCATTCCGTACAACACCGACGGCAAGTTCAGGCTCAGAGAATTAAAAGTTATCCGAAGAGTGCCGGAGAAAGAATTAACCAAGTTTAAGAACAGGAAGGTCGTATGAACTTTCAATACGAGCATTTTAATACCCAACAGGAAGTCAGAATCCATATCCGACAGTGTGAGGGGCGACATACCCAACAAGCCATCTACTCAACCTTCCATGACGCTTTAACTCAAATCTGCTATGGATGTTTGAAAGTAAGAACAACGATATATGTTACACAAAAGGCTAAAAAGAAAGGAAAGAAGTGAGAAACAAAATCAGAAACCTGTTAATGAAACTGGCAAATAGAATCGGTGATGGTTCTTACTATGATTTTGGAGAACCGATTGTCGCTACTCTTTCATTCGGGAAGATTCTGGTGGTCGCAACGGAAAACAGCGTTTACGGTTGGAACGGCAAAGACCGATGGCTTAGTATCAGCAGAAATTTGACCCCAAAGAATAAAAGGAGGAAGGTATGAGGGAATTTTTAATAGAACCAAAGGTTTCATTTTTCGGACTATTAATTTATACAATTTTCATGAGAGTTCTGGATATGATTTTAGATAAATTATTAAAGGAGAAGGTATGACAAAGGGAAATTTACTTGAATATACCAATCACGCTGGAAAGCATATTGTTGAATATATAGGAGAAATAGAAGATGGAGCGTATACAACCCTTATAGGCAAGTGGAATGATTTTGATGAAGAAATAGAGCATAAATGTTTTAGGTATATGGGTGTTATCCAAAATTCGTGGAAGAAAATATGACAAAGAAGAATTATTATCCTAGATTTCACAGAGTCATTAGGTGTTTTGCTATTGAGGTGGCTGAAGGTGAAGGTGACGCAGAATGCCCAATTTCATTAGTCTATTATGTGCATGACGAGCGAGGCAATCTTTTAGGAAAGATAGATGAGTTTGGTGTTACATCAGAAAACCCAAAAGATATATGACAAAGAAGAATAAAGAAAGGAAATGTAAACACGAATGGCGGCAGTTAATTGACTGGTCATGTTTTAATGTAAACAATTTTGGCGTTGCCCGTACCTTTTACTGTATTAAATGTTTGAAAAGAAAAACTGCATGACCACCAAACCCATCAGGAATAAAGAAACGGAATGTAAATGTAAAAACAAATTCTGTTGTACGAACTCCAATTGTTCAGCTAACCATAAAAAACCTTGTAATTGTCCAAATAATCCGCTCAGGAATAAAGAAACCGTTAAAGAGAAATGGTATCTAAAAGGCTGGAAAGAGGGTCGGTTAAACCAAAAAACAGTAACTACCCATGAAATTAAACGGGCGAAGGAAATAGCCAAAGGCGGTGGTGTTAAAGAAACACCCTGTCCTAAATGCGGAATAGAACTCAAATGGTGGTCGGATGAGAGAGTTCACGAATACTGCGATAAATGTGGATACGAAAAAATGCCAACAGCAAGTCGTTTGGGGTTAATAAGTAGCCCTTGTAATCAAGCTACAGAAAACACCAAAACAGGCAAAAGGATGCGAAGAATTATAGAGGCAGAACTTGTCCACGCTGTCTTTCCATCTACCCCCACTCTCGGAGTAATCCAACACAAAGAAAAACACATAGACAGGATGGTTTACATCTTAACTAGAAGTGCCGAACATTTAATTGAAGCTATTAGGTGGAAGAAAAATCTATCGCATCCGCTTGACTCAATTACCCCAGAGTTTGATAAGGGGGCGATGTTTGGATATAACCAATCCATTAGTCTAATTTCAGACTTGTTTGATTTAGAGGGAGAAAGAACTGTGACAACAACTGATTTGAAAGGAGAAGAATGACAAATAAAACCTTCATGGAGACAAACTGTCCATTCCTTTATAAAATTCATCAGGAAGGATACCAACAGGGAAGGAAAGATGCGATGGAGAAGATTTGGGAGGCAAGTTACGAACGGATGGCTGGGAAAGATTGGAAGGCAGAACAACATATAATTTTGTGCGAATTACTCACCAAACTAAAGATATGAAACCACAAAGACCAGAAACCTACACGATTAAAGTATATTGTTCCAACTGTGGGAATGGAGAGTTCTTTGGTTTAGAAATGGAAGTGCCAAAGGGGGAAAAAGCTGCTGACTATCTTTATTACCAGCGTTGTACAAATTGTGGCTGTAAAACCCTTATACACAAAAATTGACCACACCAGATATGAAACCTAATGTAAACTACCCGAAATCGCATTGTAAACCCAATGTAAACAAAGATATGAAACCTACGCTAAGGGAGGAACAAAAAGCGAGGGTTGCATTATTGCTTAAACTCCAACACGAAAAGGAATTAAGATGCGGAAATGGGAATGGAACTTATAACCACAGCGTAGCTTGTACCTGTTTATCTCTTGACCCCATGATTCGTCTACTCAAAAGCAATATTAAAAATGCAGATAAATTAGCTCAAATGAAAGAGGAGATGAAATGAAAGTTGAGTGTGGAAACGCTAATCCAAAGGGAAATGTCGCCTTGACTTTTAAGGGTGGGTGTATGCAGAAGTTAGAACTAAAAGACGCTTACCGCTGTACAGGTTGCGGCGGCTGGTTTCATAAGGAATGTATTTTTAAACATTTTGAATTGGAGAAGGAACATGATTATGGCCGAATGAAAGAGAAAAGAGAAATCTTAAATAGATTAGAAATTGAACTTGAAGCGTGGATGGCCGTACATGAGGAAAAACAACGGACTTTTAAGACTGATGAATTATTAAATCATATGAGAAAAGTAATCTTTGAAGGAGGTGAGAAATAATGAATGAACCAATAGCAGGAGAAAAAAAGACCTTATCAATGGTTGTGAGTGAGGTTGTGGAGGTGGCTCAAGAAATATTGAGTAAGGTTAATGGAACCCCCCCGACAACCGGGCAACAAATAAACAAATTGGCCGCAACCAACGTGATAGATGGGAATATAGAATCTCTTCAATATGCAAAAACCTTACTGCGTGAGGTTGATGCAAAATTAACTCTGTAGTTTCCCGGGACTTGCCTTGCTAACCCAAGGTAAGTCTGGAGAAATTAATTACATAAGATTATATGAGTTTATATAAGAATGAAATCTTGGAAAGTTTATAAAAAAGAATTACTTAAAAAGCCGGGAGTAAGAAAGGAATACGAAAAAATGAAACCTAAAAGAGGAAGCTATAAGGAATCCAAAGCCATACAGAGGAAGAAGATGGAGGAGGGTCGTGAGTTTTTCCGGGATATGATAGAAAAACACGGCGGAATTGTTAATTGGGGGTTAGAAATATTAAATTATCCACTCGGCTTAAAAGAAACACCATCCCGTAAGAAGAAACTCGCCGCCAGAGCAAGAAAGGAAAGAAGGGAGAGAAAGAATGAAATATAAAGAAGCGGTAAAGATTACGAAGGAACACATGAAAACAGCTGCGAATTTTGGTGTAGGTAAGGAATTGAAACTAAAGGATTATCTCCGAAACGCACGACTGAATGGCCTAATCTTCGAAGACGATCAAAACCATAGCGACACTCATCCAAAAAACAATGAATAAGGTAAAACCGACAGAAAAACAATCTAAAGCAATGCAATTAATTAAAGACGGTGAGACACTGAGACAGTCAATGTTGAAGGCTGGATATAGCGTGGCATCAGCGTCGCATCCAAGCGAGAACCTACTACGAACTGAGGGCGCACAATCAATAATTGACCGATACAAAGCAGAATATTTAAAGGTAGGTATCACTCCAGGTTACATGGTGAAGAAAACCGCCGAGTGGCTTGAAGCAACCAAACCCTTCTCTTCACACACAGAGCCGGATAAAATGGTTCCGGATTATCAAACCCAGCAAAAAGCGGCCGAATTTGTAAGGAAAGACTTTGGGTTGGCTGAGAACAAAGAACAGGGAAGCACTTTTGGAGACGTAACCATCAACATTATAAATTATGGAAATAAGCCTGCCGTATAAATACACACCGAGGGATTACCAGATTCCTCTACTCGAAGCCCTGGATAGTGGGGTGAACAGGGCTGTCGCAGTCTGGCATAGAAGAGCGGGAAAGGATAAAACCCTAATCAATTTGGTAGGAAAGAAGATGTTTGAGAGAGTGGGGTCTTACTTCTACTTCTTTCCAACTTACAAACAGGGTAAAAAGATCCTCTGGAATGGAATGGATAGGGATGGGTTCAAGTTTACCGACCACATACCAAAAGAGATTCGCAAGAGAACGGACAACGGCGAAATGCTCATAGAGGCAATTAATAACTCAATATTCCAAGTCATAGGGACTGACAACATTGACTCTGTGGTAGGAACAAATCCTGTGGGGTGTATCTTTTCAGAATATTCTCTTCAGGACCCCAAGGCCTGGGACTTTGTAAGGCCTATTCTTGCTGAGAATGGTGGTTGGGCAGTGTTTAACTACACTCCCAGGGGGAATAACCACGGCAAGCAGATTTATGATTTGGCCAAAAGTTCACCAAATTGGTTCTGTCAGTTACTTACTGTCGACGACACAAAAGTAATCCCTCCCGAGGTTTTGGAACAGGAGAGGTTGGAAATTATAAAGAAAGACGGAAACGATGCTTTGTTTCAACAGGAATACTATTGCTCATTTGAAGTTCCCATCCAGGGAGCCTATTACGGGTCGCAGCTGCTATCAGCCGAAAAGGAAAATCGGATAACGGTAGTCCCAGTAGATTCTGCTTTGCCAGTACACACCACCTGGGACTTAGGAATAGGCGATTCCACCGCCATCTGGTTCTATCAGCTCACGGGGGCTGAAGTAAGGTTTGTAGACTACTACGAGACCTCAGGAGAGGGGCTGCCGCATTACGTCAAGATACTCCAGGACAAGGGATACATTTTTGGGGAGCACGTAGCTCCGCATGACATTGAAGTCCGGGAGTTGGGTAGTGGTAAATCGCGCAAAGAGACCGCTCAATCTTTAGGTATAAACTTCAGGATCGCGCCAAAACTCTCAATAGAGGATGGGATAGATGCCGGCCGCAACATTCTTTCAAGGTGTTGGTTTGACAAAATAAAGTGTGAGAGAGGTTTAAACGCTCTCAAAAGCTATCACAAGGAGTGGGATGAAGACAATAAATGCTACCGCAATCATCCGGAGCATGACTGGAGTTCAAATGGAGCCGATAGTTTCAGGTATTTTGCTGTAAGTAACGTTCAAGGTTACACAAAAGAGAATCAGGTTTATTATGGCCAGAATTACGAAAACATTAATGTCCACTTAAAAAACAAATGGAGAATATGAAATCCCTGCCCACCATCGACCCTTACTCATATAACGGCCAGATGGAGAACAACAATACCAAGATGGAGGGTATGATGAAAATCCTATTCCCCGATCTTCAGGTGCCGTATGGGTATCTCTATCAGATCGCCTCATACTTAGAAGAGACAAAGATTAACGCCCAAATACTACCCAAGGTCATCAGGGGGGTAGCGAACATCATTGAAGGCACAGGCGTAGGCCAGGTAATTGTGCACGTAAATTCAGAGACTGTGAACGTAAGTACAAGGGAAACAGACGGAGAAATAAGAAGTAAGTTCTAACTTGTTGTAAAAAGTGGTATAATTACAGCGTACCGAACAACGGAAACGTTAATGGCGGCTCGAAAGAGCCGTCTTTTTTTGTGGCAAAAACATGGCAAACAAGATCACAGTCAAAGGAACAAAATCAGAAATCAAGCAGTTTGAGGAGTTGGTTGACCATTACCAAATGGCTTCAGATGACTTGGAACAGAGAATTTCAAGGAAGAACGGCTTCGATGATGCTGACAAGATGTTCTCCTCCTACCTCGATGAATCAGGATGGCCTTACCAGTCGCTGATCTTCGACCCCCGCCCATATACCGTGATACTAGAGAAGGCCGCGAGATTAGTCGGTCGAAAGCCTAAGGGCAAGCTCGTACCACGTGAGGGCGGGGACTCTCTTGGTGCGTATATAAACAACGAACTTCTTTCTTTTCAGTGGGACGACAACACACGCTTGGGTAAGAGCATGATTTCCAAATGGATAACTATGGATTTGAACACTAGGAAATACGGAGCTTCCTTCGGATTAGTTAAGTGGAGATACGAAACCAAAGCGGTTAAAGGTGAAAACGGAGCCAAGAAGGAAGTTATTTATGATGGGCCTGATTTTATTGTCTGTAACCCCAGGGATGTATTAGCCAATCCTTCTTATGAACACATCAACAAATGGTTCCAACATCGTGAATACCTGACACTTGAAGAACTGGAAAGAGTCAACGACTCAGCCCGGACAGCTCCTATTTACAAGAACCTCGACCTGCTAAAGGATGCCATCAAGGAAAAAAAAGCCGGTAGCAAGCCTTCTGCGGACAAAAGATCGTCAAATTACCAAATTATCAACAAAACACTCAAGGGATTGGATGACACTCTGGGTGAGGATGAACTGTACAAAACAATCGAAGTCTGTACCGAGTACCGTCCCAGCAGGTGGATTACCTACGCCCCCAATCATGGAGTCATTCTTCGAGACATCCCTAATCCCTATAAACACAGCGAGATTCCAGTAGTTTTGCTGAAATACTACGACACGGGTGACGATCTGTACGGTCTTTCAGAACTGGAACCAGTATCAAAGCTTATTAGGGCAATAAACGCTCACGTATCAGCCTACTGTGACCGCGTAGCCCTAAGATTGCGTCCTCCCCTGCACGTAAATCCCGTAAATGTCCGTATGCACACTCTGGACTGGGCACCGGAAGCCAAATGGTTGATGAACAACCCCAACGTAGATGTCCAGACAATGAAGATGGAGTCGGGAGAGGACACGGCTTTCGCTCAAATCTACAACATTTTGGTTGGGGCCTTGCTTTCAGCCTGGGGAGAAAACTCCCAGGGCATGAGTTCCCAGAATCCTCTTCAGGATCAGGGAAGGGTCACCGCAACAGAGATACAGGATTCCGCCCAGACGAGAAGTGTCAGGGACAATATGAATCAAATCTACCTTTCAGAGGCGCTAAAGAAGCAAATCATGTTCTGGTACGCCCTCAATCGCCAATACATGTTCCAAGGATCGGTTCAGAAGAAAAGGGTTATCAGGATTGTGGGAAGAGATGCCATCAAATACTTTGAAAACCAAGGTCTTTCAGATATTCGACCGACAGATATTGATCTTCAACAGATGATGACGGGGCAACTTCAGGAAGCAGACGTTCCTCCCGGACCGCGCTACCCTGTAGATTTGGGTGATGGATTGGAAGTGCCCAAGTTCCAACCAGACAGTGGTGGTGAAGGAGGAAACTTAATCATAGAAGAAGGTGACCTTCTTGGTACTTACGACTACATTCCCGACATTGAGTCCATGGGTAATCCTTCAGACGAGAATATTGAAAATAAATTGATGGCTCTGTTGGAAATCAGCACCAATCCTGTTATTTCTCAGCAACTTGCTGCCAAGGGCAGAGCTGTAAATGTCGAAGAACTGTTGCAAAGAATAGTCGAAGCTACCCACGTAATCAAAGACGCTGACATGTTATTTGAAGACCTACAAAATGTCCAACAAACTCTCCCCCCAGGAGCAGGAGTTGCAGGAGCAGGGGTTCCGCCTCAAGGAAATGGCGGCAACGGAGGGGTGGCACAAGCACCTCCTCCCATGGCTCCAGTCGCAAATCCGTAACTCATGGGTAGACCCGCGTAAATTCAAAAACGACGAGGAATACTCGTACGCTATGAAGACAGCTTGGGCTTTCGCCTCGGCTGCTGATTCTATTCTTGCCTGGATGGAGAAAAACATCGAAGAAGCTGAAATGTTAACTAAAAAAGAAAAAGGGGAACTCGTTCCCAAAACAATTAACTAAAGGAGGTGAACATTGCATGAGTGTCACATTAAAAAACATTGGTAGTCTGGCAAATCGATCCGGAATTGATACCAAGGCACTGGGAGCAGTTCAGGGCGATCAGGGGACAGTGAGGGTTATCTATGAAGGGATTGAATACGTGTTCGGTCCTAATGATTCCAAGACTTTCTCTGATGAAGGAATAGCAGCTGCTTTACAGGCTCAGGATGCACGGCTTCAATATGCCGGTCAACCCGACGGTGTAGCTGCCTACGCTAACGCCTCGTTATCTTACATCAGGTATTAGTCTATGTCCTATATCTATGCCACAAACGGTTTCAAAAAAAGATCTTCCCGATCTGCCCGAAAGCGCAGATAAGGAATTTTGGGGCGAAGCTGAGGTTATCACAAATCTCACACCCCAGAAGATTCATAAGGAAGAACCGCACTTTTTCATAAGGATTGCCGGGAGAGAAGCACAGTGTAACCACTGCGACTGGGGGTTCGCCCTCGATCCTGGCGACAAGATTATCGAGGGTCATTTATATGACAAAAAAGGCACTCTTGTGATCTGATCCCGGCTTAAGGTCGAGACCAGCTCATAAGGCTGGACCCATTTTTCGTCTCGCCAACGTTATCAGGCTGAAGAAAGGAGGTGATGAAAATGGACGATTTGAAACAAGTGGCTGAACAAAAAGAGGTAGAGGAAACTACCCAGACTACCCCGCCAGTAGTTGAAGCTCCTTCTACTGAGGAGCAAACCCAAACTACGGACGCAACCGTAAGCGCAACAACAGATGATTTTCCAGAAGATGTCGAGGGACAGCGGAGGGCTTTCCAAGAACAACGTCTGGAGATCAAACGGCTTAAGGATGAGCGCAAAGCACGTTCAAAGAACGAGTCTGCCTTTTCGGCTTTCAGGCCGCCAGTAAACCAAGTTAATTTGGCTCAACAGATAAGGACTGAAGATTTTACAGACCCTATCACGGGCGAGATTAACCGACCAGCTTACAACGCAGCCCTACATGCTGAATCAGCAAGACAAGCATCTGTAAGAGCAGAACAATCAGTGGCTGAACAGATCGACGAGTATAAAGCTCGCGAGAGACACCCTGAATTGTTTGCCGACCCTGAAATTGAGGATGAAATAGCCAGTAAATGGCTCTTCCGAAAATGGAAAGGGGAGAACGTGACCGTCTCTGACATTGCTGACTCCATTGCGAAGAAGTACAGCAAAGCTGTTTCCAAAGCTGAGAAATCAGGTGCGGAGAAGGCGTTGCAAGAGGTAACAGAGAAAGAGCAGGCGGCTTTGCAAGCCAACACTCAAACCTCTTCCCAGTCTCGTACCCAGCAGTCACAAGCTGACATGGAACGACTAAGGGAATTGACCCGGAGGGGAGGAGATACGGGAGTTGATGCAATCGCTGCCCGCATGAACTCTATACCTTGGGCTAACAAGTAGCCTCACCAATCTACGGCACGGATTGGGAGGTAAGAATCCGTGCTGAGAAAGGAGTGTGAATAACATGCTAGTAACATTTGATGATGTCTCACGACGTGAGGACTTATTGAGTATCGTAGCCGACGTAACGCCGGATGATACTCCATTGGCAACAATGCTTAAGACCTCCACGGCAAAAGACACGATCCATCAGTGGTTGGAGGATTACATTACTCCTCCTTCTTCTGTGACCTTCGCAGGTGAGGGTGCCGCCGCAACATATTCGGCTTTGACCCAGCCTTCAAGAATCGTCAATCTGACGGCCATCTTGACGGAAACCTTCCGCGTCTCCGGTACTGAAAGAGCAACTGATCCAGGAAGTGGACAGGACCCTCTGAATTACCAGAGTGCGAAAGCTCTTAGAACCTGGAAGATGAAACAGGAATACGCCCTGGTACAAGGTGCACTCTCTTCGGGAGTCTCCGGAACAGGTGCGTCCATGGCGGGTCTGAAGTCAGTCATTACCACCCTTTACACCGCTCGCAACTCTGGTACCTCGTTATCAGAAACCGAGTTTCAGGATATGGCGCAAGCCTCCTGGGATAAAGGTGGAACTGACAACAGCTTCGACCTCGTCCTGGTTCCCTTCGGTCTTAAGAGGAAGATTGACGGCTTCACAGCCGGTGCCACAAAATACGTGGATCAATCAGACAAGAAACTGACCCAGCCAGTGGCTATCTACGAAACCTCTGCCGGTGTGCATAGAATTATGCAACACAGGTACGTTCCGTCCGCAGCCGCGACACCGGGTCCGTTCTTCATCGGTATCAAAGAGGACAAATACCGCGTTGCCTACCTACGCAAGCCCTTCAAGGAGATGCTTGCCAAGGACGGTGACCGTGAAAACGGCCAAATCGTGGGAGAGTTCACTTTGGAATACCTTGGTGAAAGAACTTCTGTCGCCCGATCAGGCTACAACGTAAACGGTTAGTAGCCGGTTCACTCAGTCCGTCCCTCACGGACTGGGATGAGCACCATGAACACCATAATTACACCAGATCAGTACGAGGCTCTGTATAAATACGAGAAGACCGTCAACCCAACGGCTAATTTGGTGTGGAAACAGTACAAGAAAAACGACGTACAGGCAGTAGACAGACTCGTTCAACTTTCGAGAGGAAGAATGTCTGTAACAAACGAAACAGACTGGGTGGTTTTGGAGGGGGTAATTAAGTTTTTCGCCGAGAGATGGCCCAATGAATGGGATAAATTTACAAAAACCATTCCCGACATCAGACAAACCAGAGGGCAAGGTGGATATTCTAAGTCAAAGGAAACAAAGTATGTGGGAGCCTTCCCCCTAAGACTGAACAAAATCATAAAAATCGCCTTCCCTTTACAGCAATTTGATAAAACCTTTGTAAATAAGTTTGTTAAACGTTTCAAAATCTTTAAAGTCGGAGGTGAATTTAATTAATGGCCATACAATCAACAACATTAAGCGGAGCAGAACACGATTGGTACGCCACCAGGAGTGGAGTGGCTAATAACGCCCCCCTGGAAGACCACAAGAGGGCTTATTACGTTGCCAAAGGACAAGACGGACAGAAACCTTTGAGCGAAATTGAACGTTGCTGGCTTCAAACGGTAGGGTCTTCGACAAGTAATAACCCTTACGAGCTATGGTGTGCGGCATGTGTTGCCCAATCAGTCACGGTAGGTAAGTCAATCAATGAGTGTAAGTTCAATTTCTTCACAACTGTCGCCTCAGGCACCAACCCGTAAATTGTGATATAATACGAGCAACTAATCTCGTACGGCTTTGAAGGCCTATGGCGGGTTCTCGAAAGAGGCCCGCTTTTTTTATGTCTAAAATAGCGGCTTGTCTCATAATAAAGGATGATTCCGAGGCAGAGGAACTGCGGAGGTGTTTAAATTCCTTCGCCAAACATGTAGATAAGATATTCATAACAGGGACTAAGGAACCCCAGAAAAAGATTAAGAAGATCTGTAAAGAGTACAACGCAGAATGGTCGTGGTTTTCATGGATTAAAGACTTCTCCGCAGCCAGAAACTTCAACTTCCAACAAGCCAAGGGTTATGAATGGATATTTTGGTGTGACGCAGATGATGTAGTGGTAGGAGCGGAGACTTTCAGACAGGCCGTTCAGTTGGCAGAGGCTAATAACATAAAGGCCATCTTCACTCGCTACCTGTACCAAGTGGAGCTGGATGAAAATGGAAACGTCAAAAATATACTAATAGAACACTTGAGAGAAAGACTGGTGAGAAACGACGGGACGTATGAGTGGATCGCCCCCATACACGAAACATTAATAGAAAAAGTACCATCAGATAAGACCGATTTCAAGGGCTTTATGGTGGTGCACTTAATCAGACCTGAAGATATGGAGAAATCCATGTTTAGAAACATAGAGATCTTAGAAGAAGAAGTCATGCGCATCCCCGAAGACCCTCGGCCTATTTATTACCTCGCAAAGGCGTACTTTGATACAAGGTTGCCTGAGCTTCTTTATGAACCAATAGGAGAGGGTCTTGGCTCTTTAACGTTAGAACTGATGAAGGACTACATCCGTAAGTCGGGCTGGCAGGAGGAAAGGGCACAATGTTGGGAATACATATCCATGATCCACCGCGAGATGGGAGAGTTCGACAAAGCGGTTTACGCCCTCCTGGAAGCCTTACATGAAGATCCCAAATTCCCCTCAATCTATATCCAACTCGCCCTCTGTTATGTGGTGCAAAAAGACTGGGGAAGAGCTTTACATTGGATCAAACTGGTTGACCGGGTAGACATCCCCAAAACAACCCTCGTTATAAACCCCAGGGATTATAAGTCCATGATCTATGAAGCCTTGTTCCATATCTACTTAAACACGGGACAACTTGAATTGTGTCACAAGGTCGCCACTGAGTTAGTCAGGATTATGCCTACCGATATAAACGTCAGCCGGGTTAAAGAGGTTGAAGACTTGAAACACAGAAATGACATAGCCCACTGGACAGTCAAACTAGCCTATCACCTGAAATCAACCGGGCAGGTTGAAAAACTCAAAGCCATTATCAATGCTATTCCCAAGGAGATCGCCAATGAACCAGCTCTTGTACAAATGAGAGCAGAGTACATGCCACCCAGAGAGTGGAGGGGTAACGAGATTGCTATCTATTGCGGTCCGGGGTTTGAACAGTGGTCGCCAAAGAGTGTCGCCAAAGGTGTGGGGGGTTCGGAAGAGGCAGTTATAAATATGGCTAGAGAATTAACGAAACTGGGATGGGAAGTTACGATCTATGCTGACCCCATGGAAGAAGCGGGTGATTATGACGGGGCGCACTGGCTTCCCCACTACCATCTCAACCTCAAAGATTACTTCAATGTATTCATCGCCTGGAGACAGATTGGGTTGTTCGATTTCCCCATTAAGGCCATGAAGAAATACTGCTGGAACCACGACATCCAAAGTCCTCTCCACTACACCAAAGAAAGAGTCGAAAAAGTAGACAGAGTTATGTTCCTTTCAAAGTGGCATAGGGATAATGTCCCTTCCCTGGCTGAAGATAAAGTGTTAATTACAGCGAACGGCATTAATCTATGAGAAACGCACACCTGATGGTATATGGGTCTTCATACGATAGGGGCTTGGAGCATCTGTTGAAGATGTGGCCAAAGGTCAAAGAGGAAGTCCCCGATGCACAACTGAGGGTTTTCTACGGCTGGAATCTATTTGACAAGGTTTATCACGACAATCCGGAGAGACAGGAGTGGAAACGTAAGGTGAATGAATTAATGTCCCAGCCCGGTATTACCCATCTAGGGAGGATCTCCCACGAAGCAGTAAGGAAGGAGATGGAAAACGCCGCTATCTGGGCGTACCCCACCCACTTTGGTGAAATTTCCTGCATTACAGCGATGAAAGCTCAGGCCTGGGGAGCCATTCCTGTGGTTATAAACTACGCCGCGCTTACAGAAACCGTTCAGTATGGGATAAAGGTTGACGGAGACATTTATGACCCCGAAGTTAGGGATCTGTATGTAAAATCTTTAACCTCGTTACTCAAAGACGAGAAGCAACAGGAGTTCATCCGTCCAAAAATGATGGAATGGGCGAAGAAATTCAGTTGGGAGAATGTGGCAAGGCAGTGGAATGAGGAATTTAAGTCTGAAATGTCACTTGATCGGCAAGTAGAAGATCTGCTTGAGAACAACCAAGCCCTAAAAGCCTGGGAATTAGTAAAAGACACCGATTGGCCGAGAAAAGACAGGTTGTGGTTAAGGGTCAAACACGCTTTCAACCCAGAAGACTACAAGAAATACTACGGGGAAGACCTCAAAGAAACACCTATGCCCGAAGACCTTGCCTTTCAAGTAGATCAAACCCACCCCAGGTTCAAATGGCTGGTCAAAAGAATACAGGAACTTTCACCCAAGACGCTGGTTGATCTCGGTTGTGCGGACGGGTACCTTTGCCTAACCCTGGCCGGTAAAGGTGTCCGCTGCACCGGGGTCAATTTATTCAAACCGTCTGTGGACTTAGCCAACGAAAGGTCAAAGAAGTTTTCGGTACCAGCAGAGTTTGTTTGTGAAGACTTAATGGATCACAAGGGTAAATATGACGTTGTAGTGATGGCGGAGGTCATAGAACACCTCCCTGACGCTAAAAAGGCGATCGACCACGCCCTGACACTGGGGAGAAGTGGCGGGACGTTATTTCTAACCACCCCCTCACCTGAACACGTCGGGATCTTGCAGCACAAGACAGAAGAACATGGGACATGGGATGACGGATTGCCCTCAGGACACTTAAGAATCTTCACCAAGGAAGAACTGATAGAAATGGTAAAAGGCCACGAAATTATTTACTTCGGCTTAGACGCTGAAGGTTGTTATCTACTGGAGGTGAAAATATGAGCGGAATGTATACGACAAAATGTGCCGGGTGCGGGAAAATCTTATTTACCTTCGCCCAGAACAAAAGGGGTGACTTGCCAAAAGTGTATTGTTCAAAGATTTGCGAGTCAGCAGCTAATTACAAAGAAAGGTTCAAAAAATGAAAGCGGTAGAACTGAACGAGAAAGTAATGGAGCTAGTGAAAGAGTTGGATCTGGTTCCATTACAGGATCATATTGCCAATGTCGGTTGGGGACAACAGTTGGAGGTTAAGAATATCTCCGGAAAACCCAATCAGTACTACCAGTGGCTTCACTGCCTGATGAAACTTTTACAACCCAAACAAGTAGTCGAGTTGGGCGCAGCTTCAGGTATCTCGACCATCCTCATGGCGACGGCTCTTCCTGAAGATTCCATTCTCTACTCAGTCGACAATGATCCTGAAATAGCCTGGAAGTGGATGAAGCACGACTACCCCCAAGTAAAGAAGATTCTGAGTGACGATCTGGACTTGGACATCTGGAAAGGGATTGACCTCAAAAAGACAGATGTGTGGTTCATTGATACCCTGCATGAGGAGATTCAATTAAGGAGAGAGCTTTTACTTTATTCACCCTTTATGAAGAGGGGGTCGATACTTATTTTCGATGACATACACCTAAATGAGGGAATGGAAGCGGTGTGGGAAGAACTCTTTCACGACAAGCTCGATATTAGTGACCCCTGTCATTATTCAGGGTTTGGCTTTTGCGTACTATGACTTTTGATGAGATTTTCGATTCTATTAAAGACATCCCCGGTTGGATGGGATTTGAAGACTGTGAGGTTCTTCATAAGTACGCTTCAAAGGTAAAGGGGACTATTGTTGAGATTGGGTGTTACGCCGGAAGGTCGACAACTCTATTAGCTCTCTCCTCCCCCAAAAGTGAGATAACAACAATAGATTCAATGGCAATGGGAAACGTTGAGGGAGAGTTAATGGAAAATATCAAAGGGTTAAGGGTTGATTTCATCAGAAAACACTCAAGTGAAGCAGGCGCGGAGTGGATACAACCCATCGACTTGTTATTTATTGACGGCGATCATTCATTCAAACAGGTCATGGAAGACATCGAGTTGTTTGTCCCCTGCGTCAGGAGTGGCAGTTATGTGCTGTTTCATGACTACAACACCGAATGTCACGGCCGTGGTCTTAGGGGAGAACTGAGGTTTACTGTCAAACGAGCAATCAATAAATTATCTGATAGATTCTTCTCTTCGGTGCAAATCGAACAGGGAATCGCAGTATGTAAAAAGATATGAAAATATTAGTTTTGGGAGGATTAGGGTATGTAGGGTCGGCTCTTTGTGACGATCTGGAAGATTTTGAGGTTTACGACCTGAAACAAGGTCAGGACATAAGAAATGTCAGGACTATTATGCTAGCTCTCCAGAACGCTGAAGCTATCGTTCACTTGGCGGGGACATCAATGGACCCTCTACTGGATAGAGATCCTGAGTTTACCTGGCAGACCAATTACTTAGCCAATGATTTAATCTCCAAATTCCTTAGAAATACTGGTAAGCGCATCGTTTACGCTTCATCTGGGTCGGTGTACGGCTCTCAGGAAGGTCTTTGTACAGAAGATGGTAATGTGAGGCCTTTAACCTTATACGCCAAAACAAAACACCTTTCAGAGGAATTGTTTTTACACCCCGATGTCAACAGTGTCGTCTTCCGTTTTGCCACCTGTTACGGACTTGCACCCTTTACGCGATTTGACACCATCGTAAATGGAATGACAAAATCAGCTTACGATACAGGAAAGATTACCATCGCCGGAAAAGACAAAAGAAGGTCATTACTACACGTAAAAGACGTTGTTAATGGTATAAAGTTGGCTCTGGCGGTAAAAGATCCTCCCCACAGGCTGTATAACTTGGGGACAAACGGACAAAACCTCTCGATTGACGAAATCGGACACAGGATTTCCGTAGCGACAGGGGCGAGTATTGTTTACAAGGAAGATGGGGCAGACAACAGAAGTTACACGATTAATTACGACCGCGTCAAGGAGTTGGATTTTACCGCCCACCACTCCATTGAAGAAGCGGTGAAGGAGTTTTATGGATGCTTTTCAGGTTGTTAGGGACTTTGAGAATAACATTGCCGAATTTGCAGGGGCAAAGTACGGGGTTTCGACAGAATCATTAACCATGGCTTTGCTATTGTCATGTCTGTATAAGAAGGTCAAAGAGGTAGAGATCCCCCGGAGAACTTATATCAGCGTCCCTGCTTCGATTATCCACGCCGGAGGAACGATTAAATGGAGAGATGAAGACTGGGAAGGATGTTATGAACTGAAACCCTATGGAATTATTGATAGCGCTTTGCGTTTCAAAAGAGGAATGTACATCCCCGGAACGCTTTATGGCATTTCCTTCCACATGAGAAAGCTCTGCCCTATAGGTAGAGGAGGAATGGTGCTTACCGATGACAAAGAAGCGGCGGATTGGATAAGGAAGGCTAGGTTTGATGGAAGAACTGAGGGTGTATCCATAGCTGAAGACAACATAGACATTGTGGGATACAACGCCTACATGACCCCCGAACAGGCTGCCAGAGGGTTATTACAGTTCCACTTCATTAAAGACAAGGAGTTAGCTGATCTCCCCAGAGAATCCCAAGGTTACCCCGATTTATCTAAATTCGCAGCTTTCAAATGAAACAAAAGACGGCCATCTTCTATGGTAAGTCCCAAGTAGGACTGGTGGTTCTGTTAGACCTCTTGGCCAACGGGTTCAAGGTTAAGGTTATTCCAAATGATGACATTACCAGGTCGGCGGCTAAGGCTTTTGGATTGGAAACGGTTAACCGGGAAGTAATGGGTAAGTACGACCTGTTTGTGTCCTGTCACGGCGAAAGAATCATCCCCATGGAGTATCTCAAAGGACCGTGTATTAACTTTCACGACTGCCTCTACAAATACAAAGGCCAGACTCCCGTTCAAAGATACATGGACAACAAAGACACTCAGGCTTCCATACAGTGTCACTTCATGACGGCTGACGTAGATGAAGGACCGTTGATTCACTCGGTGTTCTTTGAAACGCCCAGGGTTAAGACTTTTGGAGAATACTACAATCTCGCACTTCCCCGGTACTTTGAGTGTGTGGAAGAGGTGTTAAGGAAATTGAAGTTTAAGAAATGAAAAACGCTGCCATGACCAGAATCTTCAGGTGCGAGATCTTTTTGGAGATGTGGTTAAGGTACTACTCTAGATACTTTGAAGACCTATTTGTGTTCGCCGGAACGTATAACGGAAACGCTCCTGGAACATTCGAAGCCCTAAAGGAGAAATACCCTTTCACTTATATCGATCTTAAAGACGAGTTCTACAACATGAACTCCCACCAGAAGGTTTTCGAAAAACAGAGGGAGTTATTGGTTGATCATGGGTGGGTGCTTTACTCGGATTCCGATGAGATTATTGTGGCTGATCCGGAAAAATATGACGGGTTGAGGCACTTTATGAGCAAATGTGATCTGGCTCAAACTTACTGCGAGGGGTTCGATGTGTATCAGGAGGATGATGAAAACCCGATTCTATATGACCAACCCATTCTTATGCAGAGGAAGTGGTGGTGTAAGGACGACACTGCAAGCTACAACAAACCCGCTCTCTCAAGGATTCCTACTGACTGGGGTGAAGGCTTTCATTACATTAAAGGACACGAACAGGATGTAAAGGATGTTAAAGATACTGGACTGTATCTTCTGCATCTGAAATACCTTGATCCCATGAGGGAGTTTGACTACCCCAGACACCACACGGGGACGCACGGAGATATTGGTAGGTACAAAGTCAACCGACAGCCTATTCCTGAAAAGATAAGGAAATTGCTATGAAAAAACTATCTTTCTGCTGGTACTTCGACAAAGCCCCCCTCGTCTATGAGAACTGGAGGGACGGGTTGAGGGCGGCAATTGAATTACTGGAAAAGGAATATGAAGTGGATTGGATCATTGGTAAGAGGCTTCCGGACTACACTCCGGACTACTTGTTGTTCTGGGATGACTCAAATTCAGAAGTCTTTGGTAAATTAAACCAGTTTGACTGCTGGAAAGGACTTTGTCTCACCACCGCTCCTATGAACATGGACAACTTAAGAAAACTTAATGTTGTGTTTTGTGAGTCCGAACCCATTTACAATCATGTAAAAATGGCGGGTTTACCGGCAATAAAAGCTTTCGGAACAGACACTGACTTCTTTACACCAGATCAAAGTGTATCTAAAGACATCAAATACTTCTACCCCGCCACTTTCTCTCCCTGGAAGAGGCAAGATTTGATTGCCCACTATGGGAGTGACCTTCTATGTGTGGGGACAATCCAACCTGACGGACACCTGATTTATGAAGAGTGCTGTGATGAAGGGGTAAAAGTTGAAGTCGGCTACTTTCCTGCGGAAAAAATAAGGGATTATTATCGGAGGTCCCAGTCTGTAATTATCCCAGCAGTTCACGGATCTGAAAGGACAGTCCTTGAAGCCATGAGTTGCGACGTCCTCCCTGAGGTAATCAACCCCCAAAACATAAGAGCCATGAGTTACATCCAAGAATACAAACAATCTGGTCTTACAAGTCCGAGACAGTTTGTACTAGAAAGATATAGTCATGTTATTTACGCAAACCAAATTAAGAAAGGACTGACATGGACGTAATCATGCCCGCCTATATACTCGATCCTGAGACAATGGCTGTTACGGAGAGTGCGGTTAAGTCTTTAAGGGAAAACGACATCAAGTTGATAATAATTGATAACGGATCAGTAATGGGTCATGGGCAATTAAGAGAGTGGGCTGACCTGTTAATCTATGACAAAGTAAACATTGGGTACGCCAGAGCCGTAAACCAAGGGCTTAAACTAGCCGGTAAGATCGTGGCCGTGGCGAACAATGACATCAGGGTTCCCCCACAATGGCTGCCGATAGCGGAAGACGTGCTGGAAGACCCAAAGATTGGGAGTTTGCATTATCGGATGATTCCCTACGACCAACCTTTCAACCCTAGTAATGAGACTTGGCCATCGGGAAAGGAGAGATGGTGTACTTCATCGTTTTTTGTTGTCAGGAACGTTCAGTTGTACGACGAAAACTTTCGCAACAGTTACGATGATTGGGATTTCTGGTCAAGAATGAGGGAAAAGGGTTATACGACAGCCTACACTAACAAAGCCGAGTACCAACACCTTGATTCCTTTACAGTAAGAAGAGACCCCCAGCATGAAGCCATCAATGAAGCGAACAAAAAATACTACATTATTAAACACGGGATGACTGCCGAGGAAGAATTTGAGAATTTATTCCCCGGAGAGTTGGCAAAACCATGGAAACCTTTTCCTTAACAGTCATAACCCCCACTGTCAGACCCCAAGGTTGTGAAATTGTCGCAAAAAGTCTTCGCAAACAGGATTTTCGTGATTTTGAATGGTTGATTGTCGCACCTGAACATTTAAGAGCCGATGTAGAGGGTTACACGGTCTCACAGCCTCACATTTTCGTGCCTGAGCCCCCCAAAAGAGAGGGTGATTTCTGGAATTTAAGTAAAGCTTGGAACAAAGCCTATGCTTTTTCAAAAGGACAACTCATTGTTAACGTCCAGGACATGGTCTGGTTGCCCCCCGATACTCTTTCAAGGTTCTGGCAACACTACAAAAACAACCCCAAAGCTCTAGTGACGGCGGTGGGGCATCACTACTCCGACATCGATTCTATTGGGAAACCTTCAAATCTGGTCTGGCAAGACCCTAGGGCGAGAATGGACATCGGTACTTTCTACAAGGTTTCCCCTTCTGAAATGGAGATGTGCGTCTGCTCTATCCCCAAACAAGCCATAATTGACTGCGGTGGGATGGATGAAGAATACGACAAGGGTCCGGGAGTCGGAGAGAAGGAATTGAGCCATCGCGTGGAGAAACTGGGTTATGACTTGTATATTGACCAGAGCATTGAATATAGGGGAGTCAAGCACGGGAGACTGACAGAAGACTGGGATGAAAAATACTTTAGTGTAACTGCGCCCTTGTTCACAAAGCATATAAAAGACCTGCTTAACGGGGAGCGTCCCTTGAATGTCGGTTGCCTGTCGGGGTATAATATATAAAGCCTAACTCTAAAGGTGCAGGCCGCGAAAGCGGTCTTTTTTTATGGCTCAACCAGATGTTATTGAAATTCCCTCAGATGAAACCCCACATGAGGAGGTTTCTGTTAAGGGACACCTGGAAGCCAAACCCAAACAGTATGAAGTCGAAAAAATCGAATTATCAAAAAATATCCAGAAGTTTGACAAAAAGCCTCGTGTATACACGGAGAATCCTTACTCGTTTAATCAGGTGGTTAAAAGGATGGCTGAAAAGAAAAGGGCGTCTGTTGTCGCTACTCAAACATCGGAACAAATGATAACCAACCCCACCTACAATACGGTGGGTAAATTCCTGGGAGTAGACACTGTCCACGAGTGGAACAAATACTCCGACAGGGTTTTTGAAATTGTGGAATGGGCGAAGTGGAAAAGCGGTACAGATGACCTTACTAAATTAATACGTTGGATTGGAGAAAAGAGTCGTTCTGTTCCCTCTTTCGGCCAAGCTAAACGTATCGAAGAGTTATATCTTTTTGCCCATCTTGAACTTAACAAAAAATGAATTTCCAAGACGTAATCAGAGAATCATACGACGACTCCAATAAGGGGTTGAAGGTAAATGTTGTCGCCGGGACGATTACCGCTGCGGGTCAGGCAACTGTAACTTTATACGGAACACCCACCATTTATGCAGTGGTGAACACTTCTGCTGCGGGTCAGGCTTCTATCGTATTGGATTCAGGGCTAAACAACATTGGCTTTGCTACTGTCGCTGTTTCTACCCCTACTTTGTATGCCGTTGTTAATACGGGAGCCGTGGGCATAACCAATTCCATAGTAACTGTCGCTAACACTGTTCCAGTTACTTTTTCCGGCAACGTAACGCTTGATGACGGAAGTTTGGTTGGATTGTTAGCAGGAGTCAACAACATCGGATTTGCTTCAGTTACCCCCGTTGCTTCGTGGCCAGATCCCCAAACATACATCGGCCTGACCTCAGTTTCGGGAACAGTCGGCCTGGCTGCCGGAGTAAGCAACATTGGTTTCGCTACCGTCACACCCACGTCGATCTCAAGAACAATCTCTGGAAACATTACTCTTTCAGATTCCAAAGGATACATAGGTCTGGCTTCAGTTAGCGGGACAGTGGGACTTGCCGCAGGAGCAAATGCCATAGGTATGGTCACTGTCACCAACACGGTGCCTGTTACCTTCTCCGGAAATGTCACCTTGGATGATGGGTCGTTAACGGGTTTAATTGCAGGAGCGGCTTATATTGGATTAGCAACTGTTGACATAGGGACAATTAAAGCCTGGGCTGATCCAAAAACTTACATTGGTTTAGTCACGGTCGCCAATACTGTTTCCACTTCTTTTTCTGGTAATGTTACCCTAGATGATGGATCACTCGTGGGTTTGGTCGCTGGGGTTAACGGAATAGGTTTCGCTACAATTAATGTGGTAAACCAACCCGCTTTGGTCGCTGGTGCTGCTTATGTCGGTCTGGCCACGGTGGATGTGGGAACCATAAAGGCGTGGGTTGACCCTAAGACTTACCTAGGATTAGTGACTGTCGGGCATACTGTTACGGTCGCCGCGCATGCTTTAACTGCCGGGGTGGCAGGAATAGGGTTTGCTACGGTCAATACTGTTAACCAACCAGCTTTAGTCGCGGGCACTGCCAATATCGGATGCGTTACTCTTCTCAATCAGCCGGCATTAATAGCGGGAACTGCAAATATTGGTTGTGTCACCTTGCTAAACCAACCTGCTCTCATAGCAAGTTCGGCCAATATTGGGTCAGTCTCTATCCTTGGGGGCGGAATAGGAATAAATGCGGGGGTTAACAACATAGGATTTGCCACAGTAACCTTGAGTGCCGGGATGGCTACGGTCACATTGGGAACGAGATTGGCTTCCGCGACAGATTCAATTGCCACAAAAAACGCAGGGACAAACAAAACTCTTTTGGGAATGCCTATTACTTTGTCTACAAGTAGCCAGGCTACTCTTGCCGTGCCAACCAACGCCAATACCATATATATAACAAACTTAGTACTTAATTCCGATGCCACCGTGAGGGTGAGTATTCTTTCAGGGGTGACGTATCTTACTGGTAATGCCTCCATAGGAATCACCCTTAACCCCGGAGGAGGATGGGTTGAATCAGGCTCCCCAGACTCTCCTGTGTACATAGGATGTCCTTCAGGTTCGATTGTTGTTCAGAAGTTTGACATGACAGGGACTTCAGCAAAAATCGGCGGAAAGGTTGTTTACTTCCAAGAGTAATATGGCTGATGCAAAAATCTCAGAATTGACTGAATTGGTCAGTCCCACTGTGGATGATGTCCTTGCCATGGTAGATGATCCCGCAGGAACACCCACAACAAAGAAAACTACCCTAGTTAACTTACTGAAAGCTGCCTGGCCTGTCGGAGCGGTATTTATATCAGTTGTTTCAACCAATCCTAACACTTTACTGGGATTCGGAACTTGGGCGGCTTTTGGTGCAGGGAAAGTTTTAGTGGGACTTGATAGCGGGGATACCAGTTTTGATACGGTAGAGGAAACAGGGGGAGCAAAAACCGTTCAATCTTCAGCTCAGACTTTTGCTGGTACGGCTTCTACTACGGTAGTAAACCACGTTCACGTTCAAAGATACGGTACTCCAGCAACAGGAAATTTCACCACCTCTGCCGTTGTTGATACAAGTTCAGGAGGGACAGGGGGAACAGCGGGAAGTAACGTAACGGCAGTTTCTACTTCCAACCCAACAGGAGGAGCTGCTGATTACACCCCAGTGGGTACTAACACTCCGGGTGCTGCCACAAGCGTGGTTCAACCCTATATTGTGGTTTATATGTTCAAGCGTACCGCTTAAATGAACGACTTTCTGCTTACAGAAGACGGAGGTTTTCTTCTTCAGGAAGACTCAAATAAAATCATCAAAGGAGTAACCACAGCCCCTCAGGGGAGAGACTTGTGTGACAGGAGTGGTGAAATCGAAAGGGAAATTGTTGATACCAGAGACTCAGTAGAAGAAAGGATCTTAATATAACATGGCAGCCATAGAACTTTATTCAACACCTCTCTTTACGGATGCAAACCTAGAGTACTATGTAAGGCTTGAAAATAATTTAACTGACTCTGGACCAAATTCAATTTCTGCTTCAGGGACAGACGTAACATATAATACTGGGGAATTTGGCAATGCTGTTGTTTCAAACGGAAGTTCCACCACAATAGATCTGGCTTCTGATGCAAATTTGGATTTTGGTACAGGGAGTTGGACTGTTGCCTTCTGGGTTTATCCCACAAACAGAGCGGCTGGAGCACAGGATTGGTTAGGAAGGGCAGGAGGAAGTGGTGGATACCATATCACAAGAATAAACACCAACGGGTCTATACTCGTTCAAATCTACCAGGACGGTAGTAATTTTTTTAATTATACTTCTTCTGGAACCCCTATATCCTCGGACAGTAATTGGTTTCACATCACCGTAGTTTTTGACCGACCTAACAGTATTTCAAGGCTTTATGTAAATGGTTCTGAAAATACCACGGGGGCTGTAACGGGAAACCCCACTCTTGATGCCGCCACCTTTTTTACCATTTGTGACCACCAGTTTTCAGGAGTTTATTGTGCGGGAAGAATAGACGATGTGGCTTTTTATTCAAGAGTCTTAACCCCAACAGAAATTACTAATCTTGCGAATGGAACCTGGCCTACCTCAGGGGGAGGTCGCCACATGACGACCAATTCTAAATTCTGGTAAAAATCCCTTGAAAATCTATTGTGGGG